TTGTAGACCCCTACGACATTGATATTGACCCTAGGACATCACCTTTTGATATTGATACAGCTAGTTTTGTTAACCACAAGCATATCTATGTGCCATTGCGTAACGTCTTAGCCAATAAGACTTATACAGATGCTGGCAAAAATGATTTAAAGAACTACTTACAGACTAAAAACGGTATTCTAGGAGCTGCGCAGACCAATGAAGAAGCTGATAAGCGTAAAGAACGGCTTGTTACTCTCGGTGTACACAACTTTGATGAGTATCGTGCTAGTGATGTTATGGTGGAGCTTAACCGCTCGTACAAAATGATGTGGAGCGAGAAAGACCAACGCTTTGTACGGCACATGATTGTTATTGCAATGGACAGTGCTGTGCTCTATGCTAAACCACTAATTGAAGCGATTGGCATTGACCGTATACCAATCCCAACTTGGGCAAGTGATCCTGATGTTAATGACTACTGGAGCGATTCTATCTCCGACAGTGTGCGCACAGTCAACAAGGTGGTAAACATGTACTTTTCGCAAGACCTAGAAAACCGAGCTTATCGCAACTTTGGGATGTATTTTTACAATACCAAGGGCGGACAGTTTAAACCTAATGCCTTTGAAGCTAAACCTTTTGGTATGTATGGTGTAGATGGCAACCCTGATGAAATGATTAAACAAATGCAGATTCAACCGTTAGCTGATACTAATGCGGCAATGGAGTATCTCAAGAACATGATTCAATCGTCTGTTGCCCAAACTCCAACCGAACGCGGTGTACAAGAAAAGACTGGCACGACTCTAGGTGAAGTGCAATTGTCACTCCAACAGTCACAAAACCGCCAGCAAGTAGTAGCCAAGCAGTACCGCCAAGCATGGAAAGACACCGGCGCTATCTGGTATGACCTACTCAATACAAATGCACGAGGAATGTTCAAACTGTACAAAAAAGGCGCAGATGGTAAAACTTATAGTAAGGATATTTATCCAAGTGATTGGCAAAACCCTAAAGGCTACGATGTTAAAATTGAAATCAAAGCCGATAAGGAAGCCAATAATGATATGGAGTTCAAAAAAATACAGTATGTAAAGACCTCATACATAAACAACGCTATTGCTCAAGCGATTGCAAAACGTAAAGAGTTGGAGATTTTAGGCTGGACACCAGAAGAAATAGCACAAGTATTGGAAGCAGAACAGCCACAACAGCCAGTCCTAAGTGATGAGATGACACCAGAGCAACAGCCAATGGAAGCCGTACCAGCATAATATATAACTATGAACAACGAACACATGAAGCGTTTCGATAACTCTAAATTTTCCAGTAACCCAATACTAGTTACTCCTCCTAAAAAGAAATTTGTTATTAAAAAGAAAGTTATACAGAAACCAACACCAAAACAATACGGTGACAAAGGTTATACACCGTCAAACGGAATTGGAGTAGGCTACTAACACAATGATTTTAAACACCTTACTTACAAAACTAGGCGTAAACTCATACGAAGAGTTGACCACAGAGGAACGCGAGACGTATCGCCAGTGGAGCCAAGCTTTAATTGGGCGTAAACTTACTGATGAAGATGTTGCTCAATTCTTTGAGTTACAGATAGAGGATTGCTTAATGAAGCTAACGACTAAAACATTAAACGACCGCGAGGACACGTTTCTCAAAGCTAAACTTGACCTAATTAGACAAATTAAAAACTTTTTAGACTCACCAAAACGAGAACAGGAAGTAATTACCAGACAAATACAAGCGCAATTATGAAAAACGAACATTTAAATAGATTTAAAGATAAAGACTCTAAAGCACATGAAAAAGCAGAGAGTGCTAAGAAGAAATTACAAGAAAAAAAACGAGATAAAAAATCATAATTATGATGGAATTTGAAAATAATCAGAAGATATGGCCAACGCTGGAAGAAGCTCTGGCTAAAAAAGAGTGGAAAGAAGATGACATTACTGTCCTTTGCGCCAACCTTGATGAGCTAGACGAAAAGACACTGGCTCGACTTGGTGTAAAGAAGCCAGTACTTGAATAGACGTTAATAAACTGTGGTATAATGTAATCACGACCAAACCTCTCTAACGAGACGGTCAAAAAAATCTATGTATAATCCAAACTCATTTGATGAAGAAGTAGTGGACGCAACTATTGCCAACCCTGATACTGATTCACAAGGAACGGAAACCGAAGCAATCGACTATAAGACCAAGTTTTCCTTTAGTTCTCAAGAAGCAATCCGTCTCAAGGCAGAAAATGACCGCAAAGATGCGATTATTGCTGAACTAGAAGCTAACAAGGCAAGTTACTTTAATAATTCCCCTAATCAAGAGGAAGAATTATTTCCGAACTATAGTGATTTAGATGACGAGGCAAAGCAAAACCTACTTGCGTATACTGAAACTGTAAAGCGTAGTGTTAGAGAGGACTTGTATAAAGACCCAGCACTAGCATTTGCACGAAGTAACTATAACGAAAAGAAGTTTGACGATGCTTTCGCTCAAATCACCGACTCCTACCCAGATATTAAAGTAAATGGGGCAGAGTTTAAGGCTAAGTACTTTAACGCGCAAAACGTACCAGATAACATTGCAGACATCTTGCAAGATGTAGCGAAAATCTACCTCTTTGATAAAGCAAAAGAAATTGGTGCAGAAGAGGAAAGAAGTAAAGCAGGCAGATTAGAAATTGATGTAGCGACTGGTGGGGAAAAAACTACTAGTACCCGACGTTCAATGGAAGACTGGCTGTACTTATCTCAAACTAACCCTGCAAAGTTTGCTTCACTGGAAAAGGAGTACGAAGCGGATAGTAAACACTTCTAAATGATTAGGATTTAAATAATCCTAACATGGCTAATAACCTAGCAGCTAACACCCCGATCAAGTTCTCATTGAAGTTGGTGAAAATCATCTACAATGAAACTATCTACCCATTGATTACTAATACATCATACGAGGGAGAAATCAAAAACGAAGGAGACCGCGTACGAGTACGAACAGCCGGACGTATTTCACTTAGTACATACACTAAGGGAATGACTCTTGTTGCTCAAGACCTTACACCAACTTCTGAAGACCTTATCATTGACCAAGCTAAGTACTTTAAGTTCGTAGTTGACGATATTGATAAACTACAGAATGACGTAAACACTATGGACGAATACGCAGCTAACGCTCGTATGGACATGAGTGAACTTATCGACACTGACATCCTCTCATATGGTCGAAAGAACGTATTTGGTTTGAACGCTGTTGGCACTGATTACTCAACTGGTACTGCTGCTATCGCTGCAACTACTGGCGTAGTTACTGGTACTGGTACAACTTTCACTGCCGCAATGGTAGGTGGATACCTCCGTATCACAGGACATCCAACTGACAAGCACTATCTTGTAACTGCATACACCTCTGGCACATCAATCACAGTGACTGACTTAGACAGTACTGCATACACAGGTGGCGCTCTATCAGCAACTACCTACACCATCAAAGCCGCTACTGCTCTTGCTCTTACTAAGACAAACATTGCTCAATACTTAATCCAAGTATCAACAGTGCTTAGTCAAAACACCAAGAACCGAACAGCACCACGATGGATTGTAGTAAATGCTTTACTTGAAGGAATCATCCGACAAGCCGCAGAGTTCGCTCCAGCAGTAAACCGAGCGTATGACGAAGTTGTACGTAATGGCGACATTGCTATCGGCCGACTATCAGGATTCAATGTTGTTTTCTCAGAATTAGTTGATGGAAACAACACAACTGGTTTCTGGTTCCTAGCTGGTACAAAGGAATTTATGGCTTTTGCCGCACAAATTATGAAAGTCTCATTTGTTGACCAAGCGAATGACCCAAATAGTTTTGTTTCTACATGTAAAGGACTTCTTGTTTATGGTCGTAAGACTTTCGAACAGAACCGATACCGAGGAGCTGTATTGCGAGGCACGATTGCATAACCATAGGCCTACTCACTTCGGTGGGTGGGCTTATTGGTTACATAATTATGACAACACAATCAATCATAGATTCAGTACGACGAAAAATCCTAGAAACAGGGACGGAAATTATTAGTGCTGCTACTTTATTAGAATACATCAACCTAGCTTATCAAGATGTATACAAGCGGATTTACCCAAATAGTTCCATTACTACCGCTACAATTACCTGTACCGCTGGTATATGCACATTACCGACTGACTTTGGGACACTCTATGGTGAAGCTTACGATACTAGTAACAACAACTATGAGGAGGTATCTATAGCCGATTTTAAGCGTGGTGAATTTGAAAGGGCAGTAACTATTGAGAATGCCACTTTAAATGTTTTACCGTTGACCACAGCCTCTCTCAGTATCAAGTATTATCCTAAGCCAGTAACCCTTACAGCCGTTGTTGACCCTACTATTGATGATTTCTTCCATGAGGCGCTAGTATACGGAGCTACCTACCGATGCCAAGAAGACTTACAAGATGAAAACTTAGCACAGTATTACCGAGCATTATTTAAAACGGAATTAGCAGACCGCTTAGAGGCACTTTCAGTTTATGAAGAAACCAACCAACGTGGAGGGGTATTTTTTACTGAACAAAGTTTAGTTAGTGATAATCAACCATATGCCAGTTTCTAAGACTGAATTTACAATAGTTAAAGATAATCTCACTAAAGAGATTGATGTTGATGACTCTGTAGGGCGGTCTGTTCCTATCAACATGAACTTTACCGAAGAGGGGTATCTAACTAAAGACACAGGCTATATCCCTCATGGTGTAGCAACAAGTGCTCTAGCACACAGTCTTTTCTACTACAAAAAAAAGAATGGGGTAAATTATCTGATACGAGCTTTAGGTACTAAACTACAGCAATACTCATTTCCCGATAGGGCTTGGAATGATATAGCTAACTCACCAACCTTTACCGCTGATGCCCAGTTTGGACATGTAGTTTATAACGATGATTTATATTTGGGGAACGCAGTTGAGAGCCTATATAAATTTACCGGAACTGCTTTTACTGAATATTCTAGTCTTCCAAAAGGAAATATCCTTGAAATTTTTGAAGATAGATTATTTATCTCAGGAGTAACAGCCGAACCACTTAGTTATTACTACTCAAATGTAGGCGTACCAACTACTTTTTCCCCAACAGACGTATTGAAGCCACTTGGAACAGACCGATCAACAGGGATGGTGAATTACTACGGTACAATGTTGCTCTTTAAACAAGAAAGTATCTGGAAACTTACATTTACTTATGACCAAGTAGTATCACTATTCGTTCCAAAGCTAGAAGTGCAATCAAGTAATTATGGTGCTTGCTCTAAAAAGGCAATGACGTGGGTAGAAAATGACGTTTGGTTTTTCACAGGGCGTGAGGTGCGTTCAATTGGATACAAAGACCAACAGATTGGCATTCTCGGGGTCAACAACTCTGTGATTTCTGACGCACTAAAAGAGACATTATCACGTATTCTTACCAGTAATTACAGTAAGGTAGTAGTTTTCTATGAAAACAGGCGCTTTTATCTCAATGTAGTAGAAGCAAGCGCAACTACTGGCACAACTTTTGTTTGTCATCTTCTCTATCAAAATAATTGGACTAAATATACCGCCCGTGACAAGGCTAAAATAGGTAGTGCTACCGTTATAGATGGTATAATATACACAACCAACGCTTTTACCCCTTACGGAGCTATTAAATGGACGGTAGAAACCGCAGACGCTCTTACCCAAAATCTTTACTTAACAACTGAATCATAAAATTATCATGGCTGACGTAAAAATAACAGAACTTACCGTAATAGTACCAGTAGAAACTGATATTTTACCTGTAGTATCTGACCCCGCTGGAACTCCAGTTACTAAAAAGACCACTTTAAAATCAATTCTTGATACACGTCTTAACTACTCACTCATTGCCAGTGACCTTACTCTTACCGCTGGGACTGGCGCACAAGCCGCTTTTCCTACTACAGGCGATGTATTCACTTTAGTAGCTAGTACCACTTACGAATTTGAAGGTATTTATTATATCTCAAAATCAGGCACAACTTGTACTACATCACTACTATTTCCACTTACTACTGCTACAGCTACTTTCATCCAGTACCATGTATTAGCAGAAAATGCAGTAGCTAATACAACTACTGCTACGCTAGCTGGGACATTAGTAACTCAACTCACTGCTACAGTAATCAATGCGACAGCGGTCGGTGAAGTAGCTGTTAAGTTTAAAGGAATAATCCGAGTCGGTACAGGCGGAACAGTTACACCCCAGATTCAGTTTAGTGCCGCACCAACTGCTCCTTTGATGAAGACAGGCTCATACATCAAGTTCACCCCAATTGGAACAACTAACAACACGCAAGGTTCATTTGCTTAAATATGACGTTAAAACTATTAACAGAAGCAGGTGATTGCTTAGTAGCGGAATCCATAGCTGGCTTAACTGGCGCGTCTTCACTTAATGACACCACATCCACACCACTGATTAAGGAGACTTTCACTACTACACCCTTAACACGTAACTGGCTGGCTGGTAGTGGGTGGGCGCATAACTCAGGAAACGGTAATATGGAGGCGGTATAATATTTATTTATGTCAGTACTTACATCATATAACGGCTCTAGAGACAATTATAGTAACTTTGGAACGGCTGCTACGTTTGGTCAATCATTCAAGATTCCTTTTGATGGGATAGTTACATCTTGTAAGATTGCGGCTACTCAGGGAGGGTTTGCAGCGACTACATTTAAAATTGAAATTAGGTCTGGTTCAACAACAGGTACAGTAATATTAACTACTGGAACAATAAATATATCTTTATTGCCAGCATATAATCCCGCTGATACTAGTACTACTAGTTTTGGCTTCACTTCAAGCGCTACCCTAATAGCTAATACGACTTACTTTTTAGTTGGTACAGTAGTATCTGGTCATGCTACAGATGGGATGCGGTGGTTTTTAGACACTACTTCTCCATCCTATACCGATGGTTCATTTTATAATAATGGTACAGCAGATACAGCAGCAGATGCTCTTTTTAGTATTGATGGGGTATTTCCTAACATTACTAGTGCCGTTACAAACATTTCCTTAACTACAGCTACAGGTAACGGTGAAGTTGTATCAGACGGAGGATATACCATCACTGAACGTGGTTTTGTCTGGGCTGTTACCACTGTTCCTACCACAGCTAATAGCAAAGTAGTAGTAACGGGTACAGTGGGTGTATACAGTGGCGCTTTAACAGGTTTGTCTGTCAATACTTTGTACTATGTTCGCACGTACTACACCAATAGTCAGGGCACTAGCTATGGTAATGAAGTATCATTCACTACTCTTAACATCAACCAGTATGAACTACAATACCCAGGTATCAACGCTGTAGCTGGTGAAACCTTTGTTGGGCAGATAAATGTCGAGGGAACTGTCGGTACAGTTACTATTCAGTTAGGTACTACAGGTACTGCTACCGTCATTAACGCTGGTGCTGGTGCAACTGCCTTCTCAGGGACATACAGAGGCCTATCAGGGCTTATTATTACCCGCTCTGCCACCTTTAATGGCACTGTTGATAACGTCTACTATGCGCGTTTACCGCTTGGAACAACTGTTGCTTGGACAGCAAATACATTTGCTACGATAACAGCGGTAAATAGCTCTGTATTCTTTAAGCGGATTGAAGATGATGTCTTTAACTCTTTCCGTTTCTATCGCTATTTAGATATCTTATTCAAAGACTTAGATGGATATGTAACAGTAACAGTACGTGACGAGAGAGAAGATAATACTTCCGAAAAGACAAAAACATTTTCAGTCGGTAACACTGTAAGTGGAACTGTCTCGCCTTTCCAAAAGAAACGGATTTCTTTCTTGATTAAAAATCAGGCAGTTATTATTGGTGTCTCTAACGCTAGTATAGGTGAGACCTTTTCAATCGCTAAATTCATCCTTACAGGACACAAGAAACCGACCAAAATGTTTTCACCGAGTAAGATTCAATCAGTATAACCGTGATATAATTATAATAATATGGCATTAACAGGCAAAGCACTTTCAATCCAGCGTGACAAAGAACGAAAAGCAAAACTAAAACCAGCACTAAGCAAGGCATTACCGTTTCCGATGGTAGCTGGTGCCTCTACTACTAAATTAAATGCAGCACAAGAAGCTGGTGCTAGTGGGCGCGGTTATGATAACTATACCCCTGAAACTACTAAGGCAATCAAAACAGCCACAGAAAAAGGAGTACCAATGTCTTCTTTAGGTGATACTAACGAAACAGGGAAAACTAACTTTGAAGCACCGCAAGGCTATTCTGCCCCTCGGCTTACTAGTGACCAAGCCGAGGGCTTTGTAAAATCTTTTGGCTTATCCGGTGTGGTAGATAGCAAAAAGTTTTACGGCATGACTAGTAGTGAAGCCAACAAGGCACTTTTAGAAGAAAAACAAAAAAAACAATCACAAGTAACCGCTGGTACCAGTGCGGTATTTAACACTGAAGTGGCGGGAAAGGTTTACCGTGCTGTAGATAAGCTAGGCTTTGCGCTTAATGACATCACTAACTCACCATTTAACGGCAAAGAGACTAAATTAAATAAGACTCAAGGTCTAATCGAGAGTGCTAGCAAGCAACTAGCTAGTCTATTCACTACGCCAGAAGAATTTGCACAAGCATATAACACAAACAAAACATTTAAAGACGCTATCGACCGTTTTCAAAAGATTGGCGGTAAGGCTGATGTTGTTCAAGGTGCGATCACAACGCCTGTAACAGCCCCAGAACAAGGTATACAGACAACTAGTGACTACTTAGCTGGAATCAACAATCCTCAAGCTAATCAAGAGGCACAACAAAAAGCTATCAATGAACTTATACCAGAACGTGAATCAGACCAAGCGGAGATTGCTCGTATTGGTAAAATACCAGAAGACTTAAAGAAGTTCTACATGGGCGATGAAGCGAATCTAGGTGTATTACGAGAGAAACAAGCTCAAGCAAAAGAAGAGATAAGGATAGCTGAACAGGAAGAGAAGAACGACAAGAATAGTAGCCGAGCAATGGTGCAATTTGCTACTGAAAGAAACGACGCAGAAGTAAGAATGCAATCTGCTAAGATTGAAGAGAATCGTTTGAATGCTAAAAACTACATGACAGGTTATTTAGCAAAACTAGGAGCTTTAAATACTACTGGAGCTGCTGGATTAGCTATCCAAACACTTGATACTAAGTATGAAATGGCAAAGAATGAACTAGAGACTAATGCAAAGTATGCCAACCAAAAACTTAAATTAGACCTAGATACAGAAGTAAACAAAATAGAGACTGATACTGATAGGGAGATTCTTAACATCCAACAAGACTTGTCGAAGACAACCGAAGAAGTATTTAAAGAAGTGTCAAAAGCGCAACAACAAGCCGACCGAGAGAAATATAATATCACCGCTGGCTACAAGAAAACACTGCGAGAAAGAACTACCAAGTATACAGAAGAGATTACAAAAGCGGCTAAGGCTTATGCCAAAGAGTTTGCTAAAAAAGCTAGTACCGCTCTTAAAGTAGATGAATTAGCCAGAAAAGTATCTGGGAAACAAGCAGACGCAATGGACAGTACGGGATATCAGGAAGGAGACTACGTGCCGAAAAAAGGAGTACTGTTACCAAACGGAACTTTTGCTAAAATCTCTCTTACTCCGACACAACAAGCGGATGTAACATCTGCTGGAATACAAGGAATAAACAACATCCGTTTCTTCACCAATTTACCCACCGCAGTACGAGAGCAGATAACTCGTGACGCAGTAGCTACTGGCGCACGATATGACGTGACTAAAA